GATCGCGATGATCGTTATAGCCCATATGCTGACCACGGAGAACCCTCAAGTTATCATCGTGGCGGCAAACCGAGAACAGGCGGCCCAATTGTTTGGGTACATCTACAACATGATCCAATTATCGCCTGAGCTCAGGACTCACCTCGAGGCGTACCGCCGCGTCATTCGGCTCAAAAACCGCATAGGCGAGGCAAAGGTCATTAGCTCCGACGGCAAGTCAAACCTCGGTCTAAACCCCTCACTCATTTGCGCGGATGAGATTTTGGCGTGGTCAGAGACGCGCGGCCCTGAGCTCTACGAGGCACTCACCACGTCCATGGTGGCCCGGGACTCTCAAATGATTTTCCTGACCACGGCGGGGGACTCTTACTCGTTTGGGTGGAAACTCTCGCAACACGCCCGCAAGGTGGCCCGGGGCGAGGTTGTAGACCCGAAAATGTACGCGGTGATTTACGCGGCCGACGAGACTGACGACCCGTTGTCAGAGGAAACATGGCGCAAGGCGAACCCGTCCTACGGGGTCACGGTCCGCCCTGACTACTTCGAGGAGGTCGCCGCTCGCGCCGCGATGGACGACCAGGTCATGGCGTCGTTTAAGAAACTTCACCTCAACATATGGGCGGGTGCCGGTCTCACCTGGGTGGAGCCCTACGAGTGGCAAAAAATGACGGCGCCTACCCCCGACCTCGACGGGTGGAGTACCTACATAGGAGTTGATCTCGCCTCTGTCAACGACTTCACGGCCTACGCTATCATCCACAAGCACCCAACCAAGCGGAGGTACCACGTTGAGATGAGGTTTCAGATCACTACTCACGGTTGGCAAAAGAGGCGAAACCTCTACCCCGACCTCACTCGCCAATGGGTAAAACGAGGGTTTATCAGCCTGGTCCCTGGTCAGGTCATGACGAAAGAGGACCGCCTCGACTTTCTCCAAGACTTGGTAAACGAGTTTAAACCGGACCGAATGTTCTTTGATCCATGGAACGCGGCGGAGATCATCGAGGCCATGAGTCAGAGACATGGCGAGGACTTCGCCATGGCGGTACGTCAGACGCCTCAGTTCATGAGCGAACCAATGAAACAGGTTTACAGCTATGCAAAGGGACGCCCAGGGTTTTCGCACGACGGCAACGAGGTCATGGCGTGGATGGTCGGAAACGTCAACCTCATCACGGACGGTAAGGACAACTGGAACTTTCACAAGGGCAAGGCCAACGAAAAAATCGACGGACCTGTCGCCTTGTTTACCGGCATGGCGGGCATACTACACACAGATGATAATAAATCGGCCTACAATGACATCGACTTTCTGTAGTAATTTTAGGGCCATGAGAGAAACGCCGTACATTCTCGCGGGCATGATCCCGGTGGACATCATTGTACAACACGCCGCCCGCGTGAATGACCTCGCCCAAGCGACGTTCTACATCGTTGGTTCTCTTATTGCCGTACTTTCGTATCTTCGTACAAATAAACGAGAACATGAAAAAATTGTGGAAAGTCCTCGCCGGCGTTGGCCTTGGTATCGTGGAGGGGTTTGTACCCATTCGACAAATTCAGGCAAACGTGACAAGCGAGACCCCGGAACCCGGTAAAATTGACTGGAGTCGCCTGTTTGGTGGCCTCATCGCTTTCGCCGTCATTTTGGCGTTTATCTTTGGAAAAATCACTCTCGCCGACCTCGATGGCATCTTTGCGCGACTTTCTGACTTTGGATTATGGGATTGATTGATTGGGTGTCGGGGCTTACAAACCCACGGTCCTGGTTCACAGCCATGATCGGAGGGGGCGCTACGTCTTCAGGCGTGAACGCGCAGTCCCCCGACATCGCTCTCAAGGCGTCCGCTGTTTATGGTTGCGCTGACCTCATCGCCGCTACCATTGCCTCGCTCCCCGCGGCTGAGTATAAAACAGAGGGCGCCTCTCGCGTTAAGATCGAGAGTCCTCTCACCTACCTACTCGAGGAAAACCCTAACATCGACTTAACGGCGTACAATCTTTGGTATGCCGTCATGAGTAATTTACTACTCCGTGGCGAGGCGTTTATTTATCCCATCGTATCAAATAAAGAGGTCAAGGCTCTCGAGCTCTTGCGGTTCGGCGAGGTCAACGTCCTGGAAAGGGTAAACGGGGACATTTACTACCAGGTGATGAGGCAGGGCCGCCCGATGTTTGAGGTGGGACCCAACAAAATTATCCACCTCAAAGGGTTCACCTTTGACGGCACCCGAGGGGTTTCGCCTCTACGGTACGCCGCTGAGATGATCGGCACCTCCATAGTCGCTGACTCACACATGGGGGCGTCTGTTAAGAACGCTCCAAAACCCCCAGGCATCCTGTCACTCACAACAAAAATCGGGGACAAGGACCGCCTGGCACAACTCAGGGACCAATTCCACGACCAACTTTCGGGACTCAACAACGGCAAACCCGCGCTCCTCACCGAGGGGGCTGAGTACAAACCCATCTCAACCTCAAACCTCGATCTCGACCTGGTGCAAATGAGCAAGTTCACGGTCGAGCAAATTTGCAGGGTTTACAGGGTCCCCCCGTCGCTCATCGGTCACACGATGCCGGGGCAAACCGGCACAACTGCGGAGCAGGACTACCTCAAGTTCGTGAAGCAATGTATTGTGCCGTGGCTCACAAACCTCGAGCAAGAGGTCACTCGAAAGATCACCCCGCTCAACTATGTGAAATTCGACACGAACTTACTACTCAGGGGTGACACTCAAGCCCGCACCATGAGGCAAGTCTCCCTCTTTAACATTGGCGCCCTAAACCAAAACGAGGTGAGGGCCGAGGAGGGACTGGCCCCCATCGCCGGGGGCGACGAGTACATGAAACCCTTAAATCTTTCACCCATTGGCGACACGGCCAACGGCACAATGAACCGAAAACCTCAAGACAATGAGCCAAGAAATTGACATTAGGACCGCGACGTTTGAACTCGAGGAGCGTTCTGAGGGGCGCCCCATTTTGCGCGGGTACGCGTCGACTTACGCCCCTTACACCGTGAACGCCGGGACCCCCTACGAGTTCGTCGAGCGGATTGAGCCGGGAGCGTTCGCGAATATTGGAAACTTTGACGTCCGCCTCTTGTGGGGACATGACAAAAATCAGGTACTCGCCCGTTCCAACAAGGGACAGGGCTCTCTCAAACTCGAGGCCGACGACCATGGTCTAAGGTTTGAGACAGAGCTCCCCGACACTCAACTCGGGCGTGATGCTTACGAACTCGTGAAACGCGGAGACGTGAGCGGGGCGTCCTTTGGGTTTGTGATCGGAGACAAGTCTGTCGATAAAACCTCGACCCCTCCCTCGCTGACCATTCGTTCATTTTCTAAAATTTTAGAAGTATCTTTAACCGCTTTCCCGGCCAACCCGACCACCTCCGTGACGGTGCGGTCTGAAATTCAACCAACACAACCAAACATCCAAGTCATGGAAAACGAACCTATCCGAAAACCCCACCAGGAGCGCGCCGCTGACACCGGCGGGGGCATGGCCGGCCACAAGGACCGCAAAGCACTCAAGACTTTTTCAATCCAACGCGCGGCACTCATGGCCCTGGGCGAGGTTGCTCGCGACGGCGTGGAGGCTGAGGTGATGCAACAAGGTGAGCTCGAAATGGAGTCCATGGGTCTAAAGACTCGCGACTCAGCCGCTTTCCACTTTCCCCCGTCAATGATCCCCGACCTCATCGAGCTCCGTAACCAAACGGTTACCGGCGGCACCTCGGGCTCTCTCGGTGGCGTGACGGTTCAAACCTCCGTCGGAAACCTCATCGACCTATTTTTGCCCAACCCCGTTATCGCCCGTTGCGGCGCTCAGGTTATCACCGGCCTCCGTGATAAGGTGGACTTCCCCGTGGAGAAAACCACCTACGGCGGCGGATGGTACGACGAGACCGGGGAGGTGACCTATGAGGACGTGGAGATGAGTAAGCGAGCTCTTTCTCCCAAACGAATGGGCTTCGGAGGCTCTATCTCTCGTCAGTTGTTGACCCAAAACGTCCCCGACGTTGAGGCGCTCATGATCCGCCGAATGAGGGAGGCCGCCGACCGCTTGTTCGACATCGCCGCTATCAACGGGACCGGATTGTCTAACCAACCCCTCGGCATCCTGAAACACGCGCGGAGCGCCACTCCGACCTTGGATCAGATTTTGCAAGTGACCTACGACGCCGCGAACGCCTATCAATCCCTCATTAACGGGGAGGTCGGACTGGCCGAGCGCAACGCGTTGAGCCCCCGCGCTTGTTACCTTGGAGGTTTCGCCTTGCAGGGCATCCTGAAAAACACCAAGATCGACGCCGGATCGGGTCGTATGGTGTTGGAGGGTCTCCTCGAGCCCCAACCCAAAACCGCCAACGGTTACAGCTACTTCGCCTCTAACTTGGTACCCCTCATCGGTGCCGGTAGCGACGAACCGCCTTTGATCTTTGGTGACTTCTCTGAGGGTCTCATTTTGGCTACCTGGGGCACCCCCACGATGATCGTGGACCCTTACAGCCAAAAGAAAAAGTCACTCGTTGACATCCACTTGGAGCAGTTCGCTGACGTTCTTGTTCGTAAGCCCGACGCTTTCGTCGTGTTCCCGAACACCGACGCGACCACCTAAGCAACACCAACCAACCAAGAGACCCCGCCTCGAGCGGGGTTTTTTGTATCTTTGGGTTATGATTAACACCCCGACATTTGTGAGCTCGCCGGTGACCGTCGCCGACGCGCGCGTTTTCGTGAGGGCTGACGGAACTCAGGACGACGCTCTGTTACAATCTCTTGTCAACCAGGCAACCGTCGAGGCATCTATGCACACCGGGTACTTGTTCGGGGTGTGGACCCTTGCATCATCCACTCCGCTCACCGATGAGAACGGGGTACTTATCACTTGTCACAAGTTCACGGCGTACGACCGCTACCCCACGCCCACGGTCACGGTGGACGGCACCGCGCTCGCGACTGAGAAATACACATGGGACGAGTTCACGAACACGCTCACCATCACGGACGAAACCGTTACGGGTGCAAAGCTGACGGCAACGTTTGCCGTGAACAACCCCGTACCCGCGGACGTTGCTCAGGCGATCCTGCAACACGTTAAACAGGCATACGACTACGGGGATAACCACGAGTGGAAGTCTCCGCGGTTCTTTGATCGCGTCTTAAACCGCTACTCCACAAACTATACAGGCTGATGCAACTTGACCGCATAGTAACAATTCAAACCCCAACCAGGACGACCAACGCCTCCGGGCAGTACGTCACGGTGTGGAGTGATTTGTACGCGTCAATCCATGGGCACATCCTGAGCGACAACGCCTCAACCGATGAGGTCGCCATGCAATACAACGAGGTTACCTCCGCCCGTTGGGTGGTCAGGGACTTGGAGAACATCACTCACGAGTGTCGCCTCTTATGGAGAGGTCAGGTATATCAAATTAACGGCGTGACCCCTTACCGGTTTAAGAAAACCGACCGTCCTCGCTATCTCCTACTCAACACAACGGCCCAAGCCCCTGACCAACATGAGTAAACTACCCGGAGGCATCACCTTTGAGGTCGCTGACATTGGCGGGGAGTTCGCCGAGGCGGTCAAGCGGATCGACGTCAAGGTGTTGCGGTCTATTTACGGAGACGTGGCCCGACGCGTTGAGCGCGAGGTGGAGAGTCATTTCAAAATTGGGACAAAGTACTCAACCGGAAAACCCGTCCACCGGTGGGGTAAAAACGTGTTCGTGAGAAACATCGAGCGAACGGTGGAGACTTTTGCGAACATCAAAAACCCGGACAAGGCGTACGTGGTCGTCGGGCCAAAGAACATTAACTCAGGGTCAGACCGAGGTACCCCTGTGCATCATATGTTTATCAATGGTTTCAGGGCTAAGAGAGGCAGTCACAAGGCGGTCGCGAGAATAAGGGCCGCCCAGGTGAATAAAATGACCAAGGCTCGAGCTCTCGAAAGTGCAACCAATAACTACCCCCACAAACCTGCCTACGATCAGAGCAACGCGGTGGCCGTGGCCATGTTTCGCGCCGCTTTCTTTGAGACTGACAACGAAGTCGTCAAGGCGCTCAGGACAAAATTCAATGTAACATGAACCACGCGGAGATCATAAAAACAGCGCTCTCAACCGTCTCGTCAATCTCGGGTGTGCCGTTGCAGTTGGCCCGCATCGAGCCGGGACAGGTGCCGCCGTTCATTGTGTTCATGCCCACAGTGTCGGCCCCCAACAACTTTAAAGGGGGCATCGCCAACCACTCCATTAGCGCTCAGGTCGCTATCGTAACAAAAGACCAGGACCAGGCGCAAGGGTGGGCCGAGGACATTGAGGAAGCGCTCTCCAACTACTGTGATGCCGTCATTCAGGGCATCCGCTCTACTGGTCGGTCGATGATAACAGAGCCCGAGGTCGAGGCTCCAATTTTAGTTTGTAACTTTAACGTCTTAACACGATAAACCATGGCCGCACAACAAACCCCCATCAATGGCTCGATCGTTCGCGTGAACGTTTCGACCGACGGCGGTACCACCTACAAGGTCCTCGCCTACGAAACCACCTCCTCGCTCTCTCTTGAGTCCTCTGACATCGTGATCGCATCCAAACAGGTGTGCGGATGGGAGGAGCGTCAAGGGGGTAAAAAGTCGTGGAACATCTCAGGGACCGCCCTGTACCAAAACGGAACTACTACACAATGGGCATTCAAAGACTTGTTTCCTTTGGTCGGCACCCAGGTAGACGTCAAAATTGACGTGGTAGACTGCGCGACCGGAACCCCCGTTGTCGGTGAGTACGAAACCGAGGGCAAGGCTATTTTAGGCGGCTTAAACCCCACCTTTCCCGACAACGACAACTCCTCGTTCACTTTCGAGCTCCGCGGCACCGGCGCTCTGACTAATAACGTGATCGCGTAATGAATGTAAAAATCACCATCGACGGTAAACCTCAGCCCTGGGACTTCAACCTCCGCGCTCAGAAAGTATACAAGGACATGACCGGCAAATCTGTAATGGATGCCGACAAGGACCTCCCCGAGATGATTTACGCCGGGTACTTTGCCGGGTGTAAAATCGCCAAGGTTGAGCCCCTGACCTTTGACGACTTTCTCGACGCTGTAAAGATCGAGAGCGTCGAGGGAAACCCCTGACGCCACCCCTTGAGACGGAGGGGTGGCTGTTACGCCACGGCATCACCAACGGAGAGGACATCCCCTCCGAGGTCGTGGCCGAGGCCATGAGGCAGGAACGTGAGATCAGAATGGATAATTTCAGGGCTTTACGGCAAATTGCCGCCGGGCTTATGAACGCCTCGGGAAACCTCAAGAGGGCCATAAAACCCGAGGAGGTTCTCCCGCTCCCTGGTGACAAGAAAAAAGACAACGGGTTCTCCAAGTTACGCCGCAATGGACAAGCAACATAAAATCATTATCGGGGCTGATTTACGCCAAATCAAAACGGAGGTGGCGTCAATCGGCTCCCTGTTTAAGGCTCAGTTCGCGGGTGACATACTCCGCGACGTGGCCGAGTTTGGTCGTCAAATGTTTGAACTGGCCCAACAAGTTACCCGGGCAGAGGCGGCGTTCACCTCTATGGGCGGGTCCGCTGAGGTTCTCGAGCGATTGAAACAAGCGAGTGGCGGACTGGTGACCAACATGGAACTTATGGCCAACGCGTCCAACGCCATGGCCAAGGGTATAAACTCCGCCAACCTCGACGAAATGACGGCGTTCGCGACAAAGTTCGCCGAGACCACGGGTCAGTCCTTTGAACAGGTGTTCATGCGGATTGAAACGGCGCTCCTCAACCCCACGCGGGAGGTGTTTAACCAGTTGGGTATTGACTTCGATACCTATAACACCCTCGTTTCAAACGGCATGAACTCCCAAGAGGCCGCGGCTCGCGCTCTCACCGAGCGACTCGAGACCATGCCGGAACTCGAGAGAAACGTCGCGACCGAGGCGAGGTCCATGCAAGTGGCGATGGAGAACCTATCCGCACAAATAGCGTCTCAAACCGCTCCGGCGATCATGCAACTGCAAATTGCATGGCTCGCGTTTTTACAGACCATCGAGATGGGGCCCCTCGGATCGTTTCAAATGTTTTTAGACAACATGGAGCGGGTCCGGGAGATTATTTCTCGCCCAATAAAAATCGCATACGACGCCGACACCGGCGGCGGCATCGGAGGGCCCGCAAAAAAGACAGGCGGATCGTCCGCGCGAAAAAACCCATACATCGAGTTCTACGACTTTGCCGGTGAGTGGATGGATCGTCATAACGAGGTTATCCTGCAATGGCAAGAGGACGAGCACAACATCCGCCAGGTTGAGACCGCACTCAAGGACCTCGCTGAGGTAACCATGGACCAAGAGGAAGCGTTCGAGAACATGGACGAGAGCTCCGACGGTTTCTTTCGCAAAATGGCCATGTGGCAAGAGGCGGTCAGTCAAGTGGGGACGGCCCTGTCTCAGGCGTTTGAGGCGGCTCTATTCTCGGGTGAAAACTTTTTTAAGGTCATGGGGCAGTTTATTGAGAACTTCATTAAAAAGATGATCGCCGCCGCTCTTGCCTCGGCCTTGCTGACAATCATTTTTGGGGGATCCGCCGCTATGTTTGGCGGGGCGTTTAAGTCGATCATGGGGTTCGGGTCTCTCGACGGCATCCCCCAACTCGCTGAGGGTGGCATCGTGACGCGCCCAACCCTGGCGCTCATCGGTGAGGCGGGTCCCGAGGCTGTGGTCCCGCTCAAAAACGGCGGAGGCATGGGAGGTTTTGAAGTGACCACCGTCCGCGTGGAGGGCGCTGACCTCCTACTCGCTATCCAACGAACCCAACGAAACCAGGGCCGGACGGCCTCGATAGGATGAGTACAATCTCGTTTACGGTAAGGCCCGAAAATTGCACCACCACGGGGGAGGTGTACGCCGTTGAGTTATACGACCCCAACGACGTGACCGTCTACACGGATTTACCAAAACTTACCGCCTGTCGAGTTTCGTGGAGGGGCTCCGAGGAGAGCGTCGTGGTGGGGAGCGAGTGTCGCCTCCAATTCTTTTTTGAGGACGGCACCGGCGACGTGTTCAACAAGTTATATAACGACATGGCGGGTACCGCCGAGTCACTCCTCTACGTTCGGATCAGTCGCGGAGTGGTGCCGTTTGTACAGACGTTTTGGGTGGGCGTGGTCGCTAACGACCTGACCCGGTCTACCTGGCAAGAGTGTCAGGTTACCCTCGAACTTACCGCCTCAGACGGGTTTGAACGACTCAAGGTGATAAACCCACTACCCGATAACTACGGATCACTCCTCGAGGATAACAAGGTGGTCGGATTTATGGGCGCTCTCGCTTTCTCGCTCAACCAAACCCCCGCGGCGTTCATGATGGAGTCGGATTTTCTGTTTGTCTCAGACGTTGCGAAAACCGGCGACGCTATTGGGGACGAGAAAACACTACAACTCGGGTTGTTTCACCCATGGGAGGGGCTCTACTACGTCACAGACGACCGCGGTTTGGAGAAACCATACACGACATACGAGAGTCTCGAGAAGTTACTCGTTTGGGCCGGGCTCCGGGTTTATCAGTACGCCGGTAGGTTTTGGGTTGTGGCGGATTGGGCCGAGGACTCTCTCGGGTTTGTCGTTACAAAGGACTACCGAGAGAGCCCGTTCACGGACACGCCCATCGACGGTTCCGCGACACCGAGTCAGTATCTCGCGACAACGGCGTATACCTATGTCATGGGCGCGAACGCCTGGGAGGGACTATCCGCCGCTTTCTCCGAGGTTTCAATAGTTGACCCCGCGGAGTTCGCTGACTTCAACCTGAGCGACTCTGTGGGCCTACAAGAGGTCTACGATGAGACGAGCCCGTCCACCCCTGAAACTTTCAACGGCTCCATCAACCTGGGGTTCGCCTCTCAAGTTGGCGGTGCTACCCTCAAATGTCAGGTCTACCTTAAATCCACATGGCGGATCGAGGACCCGGTAAACGCGCCCGTCTACTACTCCAACTACATCGACAACGCGTCGTTTTCCCTCAAAGTTGACGACGGGTCTACTACCTACTTTTGGAACGGGTCCGCATGGACAGCCGCCTCGGCCACCATCACGGCGACGTCGTTTGGGTTTAAGTACACCCCGGGTACCGGGTTCTTACAGACTGAGGTGACTATCAATCTACTCACGGGAAACATCCCGGCGCCACCCATCGCGGGCGACCTACAACTCGACTACACAAACGTGTGGTCATGGAACGCTTCGGCGTTCACGGTTACGCGCCTGACCCTGGATGAGTTCTACCTCATCTCGTGGGAACTTACGGCGGGACCCTTTCGAGGCATCCGCTACATTTGCAACAACGTAGGAGACAACCAATTCTCATCGTACGAGCGAACCATCGACGTACCCTTGTGGGCTTACAAGGACCCCGACATAGGTTGGCATACCTACGAACAGGACACCACGAAAATACCTATCATCACATGGCTGAATTGGGTATACGGCGCGGGGGAGCTCACCTACCAACAATTTGTACTTCTCGCCTACATGGTCAGGGCTTACATGATGAGTCGGACATTTGAGGCGGAGTTGTATGTCGCCCCGGCTGACACAGCCAAGATACTCGCTCAGATAGGCGGGGTCACCAACGTGGAGGCTTTCCCTTTAAATTGGGGACTCGACCTACTCAGGGGTAGGACCTCGGGTAAGTGGTGGACATGGAGGTCGTCCGACCCGTTGGAGGTTGAGTTTACCTCTGAATTTGTTTAACTTTACGACATGAGACCAAGCGACTACGTCATATTTTACGCCACCGCCGCCGGGGGGCAGTCATTTACTCCGGCGTTTATTTTAAGACAGGACTTCAACACCCTGTCGTCAGCCCCCCTATCCACGCCTCAAGCGGGGGAGGTAGGAAGCCTTACCGTGGTGCAAAATGACGGCAATCTCGCTATAACGGAGAACGGCCTGGTCATTAACACCCCACAAGCTACCCCCGCTTATGGTGATCTTGGTGTGTTTATGGCGGGGGGCGTGACCCGCGCCCCAGGTCTCGCGCTTTCTTTTTTGTTTAAGCTACCAACCTCGGCCCAACTGGATTTTACTCAAGTTGGGTTCACGAGCGTCGCCTCTGTCGCCTATAATAATGTGGGCGGCAGTTTTGCCCGCTCAGCCTTTGGCAGGGAGGTTTTTTCGGGTGGTCTATTATCTCGCGCGGGTCTTGCATACCCGTTTGGGGTTGACAACGTGCTCCTGACCGTTATTCTCAGGGCGTCGGGCGCGTTCTTTATCCAGGATCAACGACTCATAGCTGTCCACTACTCAGGAACGACGGCAACCCTTTACCCGTTTATCTCCTACCAGGCCGCAAGTCAACCTCAAGTCCGGTTCATGCGGTTGGCGCCACTCCCCGCCGCGGCGAGCGACGACGCTCTACTTGTTTACAGGGACGCCACCCCGACTAACGGAGACGTAATTGAAACGGGCCAGGACGCGCTCATCTACGTCGATTGGAAGCCAACGGCGGCGGACGTGTTGGATATTCAATTCCGTAGGATCGACGATAACAATACAATGATAGCCAGGTTCTCCCAAGCCGGGACGGTAAAAATAATCATGAAAAAATCAGGCGTCGAAACTGAGCAACAAAGCTCAAGTTTTACCTTTAACTCGGGCACTACCTACCGGGTCGCGGTTCGTTACGAAGATAACAGGCCCGTCGTTTTTGGTGTTAATCTTGGTTTTAGGCTCGAGTCCACTCAGGCTTACAACAGCCATGTGACGGGCGCTAAAATTGTAGGGACGACTGCAAACATCAGCAACTTGGACGTGTGGAAAGTAGACCTCGACGGCGACCTCCTCGAGCAGTTTAATGTTTTTACCAACCCTGTTTTACCATGACACCACGGCAAACCGTAAATTTAGCGAGCGGCGGAGATATTAACGCCGCTATCTTAACCATGAGGCCGGGAGATATTCTATCCCTTGAGCCTGGTGGCTCTTACACTTTTGGGGCCGGTGTTACAGGGTTTTCAAATATACCGTCGGGCTTTCCTCTGTGTTGGACCACCGTCAAGGGAAACGGGGCGACCATTACGGGAGGCGCGAATCAGTTATCGATAGCCTCAAAAAAGTACATCCGGTTTCAGGACGTTGAGTTAATTGACGCCACGAGTCGGTCCATTATGGTTGACACAAATTCCCGTTTTTTACACTTTGAGAACATCTACGCCGACAGCAACGTGGGCGTGTCTTTTTTTGACGTTTTCAGGTTCAACGCCTCGAGAAACATCACCGTGAAAAATTGCGAGGCCGGTCCATCGTCGGGGTGGGGCGAACACGACGGCTTTGAGTGTACAAACCAATGTGGGGACATCTCATTTATAAATTGCCATGCCGAGGGCGTGATCCATGGCTATGAAACATGGTCCGACGGCGGGGCTTTAACCTGGGTAAACTATCGCATCAGTATCGTGAATTGCTCAGCCGAGGATTGCGAAGTGGGCTACTCCGCCGAGGGTGGGCCCGCGGGACTTTCTCAGGTTGACATGATTGTCACCGACTCCACGTCGGTGGGCATGGATGAGTACGATTTTCAAGGCATCGACGGCTCTACGATTTACCGTAAAAACAGCCCCGGAACCACCAACGGGAGTGTCGTAACTCTATGAACCTATCCAAAAACCTCACTCTCGAGGAGGTTACCCGCACCAACACGGGACTCCCCAATGTACCCGGACCCGCTGAGGTCAGGGCCTTGCGCCTTGTCGCCAAAATGGTATTCCAACCACTCAGGGACGCCCTGGGTGTGCCCATCGCCGTGACCTCGGGGTATCGCTCCACACGGGTGAACAAGGCCGTCGGAGGGTCCCGCACATCAGCTCATACCAGGGGCGAGGCTCTCGACCTCGACGCTCATGTACTTGGTGGAACCACGAACCGCGCAATCTTTGAGTGGTTACTCCAAAATGTGGAGTTCGACCAGTTAATATGGGAGTACGGCGACCCTGACGAGCCCGCGTGGGTACACGTCGGCTACAAGGCAACCGGAAACCGCCGCGAAGTTCTCAAGGCTACAAAGGTAAACGGTAAGACGGTGTACACAAAGTTTGTGTAATTTTTCTACCTGTATTTCAATAGGTTAGGTATTTAATTTTGCAAACCTCTTGCGAGGTTGTGAAAATGTTGTAGGTTTGCTCTATCAAACCGAGCGCGGCGGCCCCGCGTAGTTAAATTCCTAACAAAATGGAAACACAAAGTCCCCAACCTCAGAATGAGGTAAACACCGAACTGACAATCGAACAGAAAGTCGAGCAACTCAGAGCCAAGGCGAAAGAATTACACGACCTTTCGAAGACTCTTGACGTCTCGGTTATTATCGGGCTCAACGCCCCTTTCGACGATAGTCACGACACCATTGCGAACACAAGTGAGAAGTTCATAGCGGAGCATACGTCAACGATGCTTGAACACCTCAAGAGACACAACTCACACGCTTATAAACTTGTGATTGCCTTGGCGCAATGAAAGCTCAACAATTTCTCAGCAAACTCGTCGACAACCCATCAGAGGTTTTCGGCAAAATGACCCCGGTGGAGGCGTGGCTCGCGGCCCGCTCCATCGCCGCGGTGTGCGAGGACTACGCCAAGAACAACAAGCCCGAGATTGACGGTCCTGTCCGTGTGGGTGACTTGGTTGTCCTCACCCGTCCGTCCACTCGTTACGAGTTTGAGGGCGACGCGATCCGCGAGGCAAAGGAACGCCTGAAATACCTCGAGGGTGTTTCCAAGTCCATCGTCGACCCTGTGGCCGACACGGTCACCGGTCTGATCATCGAGCCCGCTCGCAAGATCACAAGCGAGTCACTTGTCATGATGCACATAGACACGGTGCGAAAACAGAACCCCAAACTTGCCGAATTGCTATGAACGCTCGAGATCAAAAAATCCTACGTTACAAGCTATTCGCGGCGGGACTTGTTGGTAAGCGCATGAATTATGCGCAATACCTCCAACACGCCTCTAACTGCGGGGTTACTGCGCTCCCGAAATACATTCTCCACAGGTCAGGGCTCTACGACGAGAACTTTGACGGTTTCTCGACCTCCCTGACCTGGGAGAGCTATCTCGAGGTCGTTAGAAAATACCGCGCGGGAGGGTACGAACAAACATCCATCCAAAAGATGGTCGAGGAACTTGAGGCGGCGATCGAGTCTACGCGAAAACGCGCCGCAAACCTTAAAAACGAGTTAAAATCAATCATCAATCCCTAACACTATGTCAGGTTACTATCCCGAGGGTTACACCCCTCCCCAAAACGAGTCCGACTCCTACTTCAAACCCAAGGCAGGGACTCACAAACTCCGTATTATTGGACGCCCCGAGTTCTACTTCGTGGGGTGGAGCGAGCAAAACGGCACCCGCAAGGCTCACCGAGCTCGCACTCCCGACCCATCCATCCAGGTGGACAAGTGGCAAAACGCTGAGGCGTGCATGGTGTACAACTACGATCTGAAAAAACTCCAACTTTGGGAGATCACTCAGGCTACCCTGAGGGAAAAGATATTCAGCCTCGCCACCGACGCCGACTTCGGTGACCCTACCACCTACGACATCAAAGTCGAGCGCAAGGGTGAGGGCCTCGACACCACCTACGACATCAAAGCGCTGAGCAAGTCGGAACCGTCTCGGGACATTCTCGACGCGCTCAAGAAAGTCGAGGGCAAAGTAGACTTTGAGGGCTACCTCAAGGGTGAGCAGTTCTTCAAACCGTAAGCCGTGGAGTCGTGGCGGACAGAGGAGCGTTTTGAGTTTGACAAATTGTTTTTGTCGCTCCTCAACACGCTCGACAAAGGTGGAAAACGCCGGACCTCCTACATCAAGGGGGTCCGGTTTATCGCCACGGTTTGCAAATCATCCCAAGAGGACCGCGAGGCGTTCTACCTGACCGCGATCGGTCGTAGAAAACCCACGGAGAAACTACTCACAGACCTCCGCCACGCGGTTGAGGTCGCCCAAAAACTCATAAAATGACACCCATCCAAAACTCGATCAGAAGGGCCTACCTGTCCCTGGTTGTTCAACACGGTGTGGACCCCTACCAAGCCGCTCGAATGGCCGTCCAACCCTTTGAGGGTATGCTGTCGCCCATGCAAATGGGCGCGATGAGGGCGAAACTTGTCGAGGACCACGAAAACGAAAAAAGCGGCACCCGCTAAGACGCCGCTTTTTATCAAACCATTCCCTAACTATGAACGGCTCAAAGATACCATTTTACGCCCATTTTTCCAACCGTCGAAACGGGACGCCCCCGGAGCTCTTGTTTACCATGGACGACGTGCAGGGGTTTTCAAACTCGCTTTGGGCCCGTCATTGCGCCGAAATTCGCGAGCTACGCGGTACTGAGGAGTACAAAGAACAGAAACGGCAACTCCCTGTAATTGAACCCAACAACGGCACCGGTCTCATGTTTTTCGACTTTGACGGTATCGACGTCGAGGACCACATCGAAACCGTGACCTCGCTCCCGTTCGTTCTTTGGGCCGGTGAGTCTCCATCGGGCTCTCTCCACGTTATTTGCCCTGGCGACTATTCCCCTCACACTTACGACGAGTGTCTCCGCCTCTGGCGGTACATAGGGTACGATCCTGACCCACAATGCAATGACAGGGTTAGGCTTAAATTTCTGTTCGACTCCAAGTTCAACACCCTAAAGTCGTCGGCCACTCCCATAACCTTGTTTCTACCCTCGGGAGGTTCTGACTACATTGAACACGCGATCATCGCCATCGAGACCGCGCCCGACGGTCAGAAACACAAAATCCGCAACAAAATGGCGTACACCGTTGGCGGCATGGTCCCCGACGGTGACCCCGACAACGTGGTCGAGCGTTTGGTGGACGCCGCGCTCAGGAACACCACCAACCCCAGGGGCGCCGAGTATGACATCAGAACGGCCTTTAAGCAGGGACAGGCCAACCCTCTCGAGAAACGCGCTCAGGCGGCTCCTCTGAGCGCCGTGGAGGTCTCCTACCATCCCGACGTACTTTTACAGGCAAACTACGTTGACATGGCCAAAATCGACCCGCGTGAGCTCGAGGAGGAGGACCTACTCAAGTTTGAGGTGGGTGGGGAGTCTTACCGGTTTATCACCGGGGGCCAACTCATCGCCGTCGGCGGTCAGGCGAAAACGAGAAAGTCGTTTCTAATGAGGTCGATCATGCAAGCCTTGAGTGGAGTCCAATACTTTGGAGAACTCTCGTTCACGGCCTCCCTATCGCTTCCTGTGTGGTATTTCGACACCGAACAGACTCGCAAGGACCTCGCTCTGTCATTCATGGAGATGCCAACGGGTCCAAATGTGAGATGGTACAACCTCCTACGATTGTCTCAGTCTGAGGCCCTGGCAGTTGTTACCCACGCTCTCGAGACCTTTCCAAAGGGGTTGCTTATCATCGACAACCTCCTCGACGTTGCCAACTTCAACGACCTCGACAAGGCTGAGACCATCGCTAAGGCGCTCAACCGCTACGGAGAGCGTACCGGCGGAGCCGTGATCGCGGTGGTGCACATGAACTACTCGGGCAAGGGCGGGTCTACGAAGTTTCAGGGGCATACCGGCTCGCTACTCTACCGCAAGGCTCAGATGGTCCTTGAGCTCACAAAGAAAGAACCCGAATGGACGGCACCCACCATTGTGGAGGTCGCCATGGCGCGCCGGGTTAAGCCGTTCAAACTCTACATGACCATTGAGGACGGCAAACCTGTCTACTCGGACAAGGCACCGTCGGAGAACCTGGCCCCCGCCAACAACTGGGCACCATCTCCAACCCTTGAGGAGGTTTGCATGGATATAGCGGGTAGACCTGGTCAAGCTATGAGGAGCGCGTCTATTCGAGAGTTCTACAACGAGGTAGCGGCTTACTACAAGCAACTCGGACTCAAGCCCGAGCCACAGTCAAAGGTCAGGGCGTACCGTGACGAGTGCCCGTACCTCGAGACCGACGGCCTCAACTATTGGTGGGCGGGTGCGCCGAGTCAAGAGCAGTTCGATTTCTGACTATATTCGCAAATGAAGCGGCTCATGCTTCAAACAACCTTTAAAACCCCCTTTGCGAGTACTCCCATGAGCCGGGACCTTGCATCGGGGGCTTCTTTTTAAGTCATGGAGAATTACCAAAACAGGCGTGTATCAAAGGCCCGTACACCACACACTTGCACACTGTGCAATAACGCGATTAACAAGGGCGACCACTACCTCTATCACTCAACACCAAGCGGCGAGGGATGGACTCAGCATAAGACTTGCGGAGGCTGCGCAATGGCGATAGTAGACGCCTACTACGAGTGTCAGGGTATCGCTAAGCCAATGAACGCGGAACCGATCGCGAATCGAAAGAAAACTAAAACAAAAACCAACAAAGCAAGAGCCTTGCGTAGTGTGTTGCGGGAGTTGTAGTATATAAATACAAAGCGTTTCAAACCACACACTTGATTGTCAGGTATTTAGGTAAATGAACAGATCAATCGAAAATATCATACTTTCTTGTCCCCATATAGGTGCATGGTCAAGGGTATACACCCCTCGCTATCGCTCCGGGGGTGTGTATACCTGTACCTTACGGCACACCCACACACCTATGGGGACTAAGGCTAACGCACTAAGGCAATGAAGTACATAAAGGCACACAAACCGCCCACTGTGGGCACAGGGAGAGTGACAGACAACTCATTCTATAAAACCAAGGCATGGAAACGATGCAGGGCCTCTTACATTGCAGGACAAGGCGGTATATGCGAGTCATGTGGTGACGAGCCCGAGAACCCGAGGGACTTACACGTCGACCACGTCAATCCGCTGTCCCTTGGTGGCGAGCCGTTCGACGAGGACAATCTCCAATGTCTCTGTAGATCATGCCACTCGCGCAAGTCAATGAACGACGGATCATCCCGCTTTCAACCAGGCCACAACCGCCGGGAGGGGGGTCAAAAACACAACTCGAACCCCTGAGTATCGCCGACTGAACTGAGAAACCCCCTCCTCAAAATTTCGTAATTTAAACCCTCCTAAGAATGAGTGATTTATCCCACCTCGAAAACCTGACCTCTGAGGAGCTCCTCGGCTTATTGGATCAACAAAAGAAAATCGTCCAAGAGGCACAGGACCGCCTCGACCGCGACGGCTACTTTATACAAACCCGCCACGGCTCAGGGCCTCACCCCGCGATCCGGGTGCAACGCGAGGCGACCATGACCATGATGGCGATACAACGGGCCATGCGGATCAGTAACAAACAAGGCGACGACCGCGCCGGTTGGGACCCATTGAACGATGAGTAAACTCGAGCGTCAATATAATCGGATCATTACACAAGGGTGCCGGATCACGGAGGGGCCCATGTACGGCAAACGGCCTACCCTCATGCCGTGGCAGGAAAACCTCATCCACCAACTGACTCAGAAACGAGACAGCGGGTTTTCCAAGTATTCACGGGTGTGGGTTGAGATACCCCGAAAGAACGCCAAGAGTGCCACGATCGCGATGATCGTTATAGCCCATATGTTGACCACGGAGAACCCTCAAGTTATCATCGTGGCGGCAAACCGAGAACAGGCGGCCCAATTGTTTGGGTACATCTACAACATGATCCAATTATCGCCTGAGCTCAGGACTCACCTCGAGGCGTACC